GACATGCTTAAAACGTCGTTGTGGGACATATCAATATACACAGATATCATACCAGATTATCATCAGATTAAGGATAATTTGGTCAAAGCTATCTATGAATATGATAAAAATCTAGTAGTACCAGAGGTACACGATGGTGGTATTGGACCATGGCCACAACGACATAAGCCCAATCTGAAGGAGAGCGATCACCTTCTGTTTGAATCTGATAACGAATACATTCAACATCTGAAAGCAGTTTGTGGTAACAGCTTAGCAAAAGTATTGCATCGATGTGTTGGTCGTTGGTATAACACTGACACATATTCAATTAACTTTCAAGATAGCTGGTACCACATTACAAAGAACGGTGGATACCATGATATCCATGACCATGGAGAATCTACATGGTGTGGTATTTTTTATGTTGACATAGGCGAGTCAGATGCCTATAATGCTAATGGTATCAATCGTTTTTATAGTCCACTGGACGTAAGGCAGGAACCAGGAATGGAGCATTTGGCACTCAATAACCATGATGTGACACCCACTAATGGAAAGTTGGTTATCTTTCCAGGGTTCCTTAAACATTCTGCTGTTCCTTATTATGGTACTAAGGATAGAATTGTCGTTAGCTTTAATGCTAAAGTCGAAGTCCCAGATGACTAAAAACTCGTTGGTCGGAGTATCCCCTGGGTTGGTCGCCACAAATAGACTCGTGCAGGGCCATGGTTAGCCCTGCAACTTTGAGGTAGTTATGAAAGATAAGATCAGAGTATTCGATGATGTAATTCCAATGCAGCTGTCTGAGCAGGCACTGCAGACATTTAGCTCTGATGCATTCACTTGGTTCTGGAACAATGCTACTGTCGATGCTCGTCTCAAGGACTTTCCTCAACTCGTTCATCCTTTCCGACTGAATACGATGCAAGAGTATCCGCATTTAGATCTATTTGATCCACATAGACGCAGAGCCTACAATGCCGTCAAGAGTATCTTTGAACGAGCTACTGAAGCAGCAGGTCTTGAAGCAGGTACGATAGATAGAATTAAAGCCAATTTAACTTGGCCAAACAGAGTAAAGTTAGCAGCCTCACATACAGATATGGCTCCAGACTATTATTACTCTATGATATACTATATCAACGATGCAGACGGTGATACAGTATTTTTCTCAGAAGGTGATAACCCTGAGAATGAAATAGCCAGAGTGAGTCCTAAGAGAGGTAGGTTTGTAATCTTTCCTTCAAACATCTCTCACGCTGGTGAGTGTCCAACTCATACTATGAGGCGGATGGTTGTTAATTATGTATTTACGGTGCTATGATGAAAAAAACAGATGACTTTCATCTTTATGTGTTGAAGCAGACTCGTCCTGCTAACATCACACAGGAAGACTTAAAGACCTACCGTAAGCTGAATAAAGTGCCTACTCGCAATGAGTCTGGTACTCCAATTCAACTTGCTGTAATTGATTCTGGTAAGATTGTATTGCTAGAAGAATAATGTATACTTGGTATCGTCAGGGGTTTCTTGCTTGCGGGGAACTTAACCCAGGAGCATACGAAAGAGCTAGAAAACTTCTCAGCAGTTGTAGGTGGGATGATGGAGAGCTTGTGTATGATATACCTTATCCTGAGTCAAACGATACTGGTATAACAAGATACGTGGAGGGCAGGTTCAATCTTAAACACTGCCCTCTCGATGTTCATATATTGTCTGATCTACTAAAAAGACATCATGTAGTAGATCACTTGCACAGAACCATGGTCAATCCTATGTATCACGATACATGGTGGTTGAAAGACTTGCGCTTAGTTGATTTCAATGCATGGAACACTAAGAGAGAGCAACCATGGCATTCTGATTACGGTCCATTTGATATCCAAGTTCTTTTGTATTTCACTAACGGAATCAATAGACGTGAGGATGAGGGTGGACATCTTGTTATAGGTAATAAGAATGAAGATGGATCAATTGTTGAAGTGCATAGACACGCTCCAGATGATGGAACGTGGATTATGATGCAACCAAACAATCCATACTTCTTGCATCGAGTCGAACCATGTACTGGTTCAAGAACAGTTATAGAATTAAGGTATAAGATAGATGGATAATGTAGTAGTGGTTGGAATGGGTATGATTGATACCCTTGGTAAAAATACAAAAGAGTGTTGGAATGCTCTGATTGCAGACAAGTATACACCGCCAGTGTTCTTCGAAACAAAGCATGAACATATGCGACATCTAAAGGCCTTTTATGCCGATAAGACAGAGCTCAATTATCCTTCAGTTGTCAGAAAGCCTTTGTATAATGTATTATCAGATGCATCAAAGATGGCATTGCATGTAATAGAAGAGGCCACTGAAGGTCTTGATATTGATGTTAAAACAACAGCTGTAATTTTCTCTTCTCTTGCATCAAAACCTGGTATGGATACGGAATTTTTTCAAGATACAATGGTGCCAGGAAAGAGAATGTCACCTCGTAAAGCAGTACAAGTGTTAAAGGACTTCACTGTAGGTCTAATTTGTAATGTATATGGCTATGAAGGTGCAGCCTGTGCAGTTGACGCAGCATGTGCTACAGGTTTATATAATATTGACTATGGCATGCACTTGTTGAAATCACATGATGTTGTTATTGTGGGAGGAACAGATACTCCTGTAGCCAATGATGATATGTACTATTTCGATCAACTTGGCGCTCTTGGTACACACTCAGCACCATTCGACAAAAATCGTGATGGCTTTATTATGGGAGAGGGTGCAGGAGTTCTTGTATTAACAACTGAGCGATATGCAGAACAAAAAGGCTGGCCTATTGAAGCTGTTCTTGGTCCTATTGCACATGGCAATGATGGATGGAATGGCAATCAGACTGCTCCTGATCCAAATGCAACTGGATCAACTAAGGCTATGAAGGGTGTGTATATTACTTCTGTCGAGGATGAAATCAGCTTTGTTAATGCTCATGGAACATCAACACCATTAGGAGATGATCTGGAATATAATACTATTCAAAAAGTTATTGGTAGTGTTCCAGTTGTTAGTTTTAAGTCTCAAATTGGTCATACACTAGCTGGTTCGGCAATGCTAGAAACAATTTACACAATCCTCTCTTTACAAAATGGAATTATTCCACCAAATAAGAACATTACTGAATGTGATCTTGAGAATATAAATACTACTGTAATACAAACTGACAAAAGGTTTGCAATTAAGAATGCGTTTGCCTTTGGAGGCAAATCCTCTTCAATACTAATCGGAGTCAATTAATGCTAGCAGGCTTATTGGGATCAAAAGCAGGACCATTACATTCAATTATATATGCATTGTGTTTTGTTATAACATGCATGTGGGTGCCAACACTTACATGGCCTGAGATTGCTGCATGGGTTGTGCTTACAAACATCTGTGGTGGGTTTCTGGTCTCAGGATTCTTACATAGATGGTGTGCTCATAAATCATGGAGCATGCCTCGTTGGTGTGAATATGTATCAGCTATTGCATCTGCCTCACTAGTAATGACTCCAGCCGTAGCTTGGGCTGCTCTCCATAGAACACATCATCGCTATGCAGATAAGGAAGGTGATCCGCATGGACATATGCATAGCATTTTACACAACTTCCTTATATACAGTCGCTCAACTGCAAGTATTAGAATGATCCCTAAATGGATGATGCGCGATAAATTATATCTCTTCCAGGCTAGATGGTATTGGGAGATTATTGTTGCAACAGTAATAATTGCTTATTTTACTGGTTTACTTGAATTGTGGTGTTCGCTAGTATTCTTAGTTTATTTTATGCAAGTGACAACAAATTTACTAGGGCACAATAAAGACTTGCAGTTGGTAACATATGGCTGGTTGAATGTATTGTATAGTGGTGAGCTGTATCACGAGTATCATCACAAGAATCCTTCTAATCCTAGATTTGGCTTAATTGATGTTCCTTATTATTTGTTTATTAAATGGCTAAACAATGAAGTTAAAAGAAGCTAAAGAAATCGTAACAACCTGGGAAAAACAGCTTGACAAATATCCTGAGATGAAGGATAAAGTAGAAAAGGCTAGGACTATCCTTGCAAAACACTACCTCAATGTGTTCCGGAAAATGAGATGATTATATTACCAGATCTTGCTGAGTTTCCAGACTTTTCAGACGAACCAAGAAACTTTACAGGTGAAATGCCTTACATTGTTGGTCCGATGGTAGAAGCTATCGAGACCAACAATTATGACAAGTTTATCTCGGATTTGGATCTTGAAGATGTTGAATGGGTCAGAAGACTAAAACACTTCTTCGATTTCTATCAGACTTGGGAACGTCCAGACTACAACGTCAAAGAAATGTATGATGGTTTGTATGTTACTCAACATGACGTTGGATACTTGAAGGATTCTGTACAAGATACAATCGACCAGCTACTTGCACAACCAGACCATACACCAGAGATTGGTAGGTTTGATAGGTTCCAACAACTGCCAGAGATGTGTTCTGAAGTGCATAAATTATTTGAGCAGTTGGGCATCATAGAGATGGCTAGCGCCTATAATAGACGTTCTATGACGGTTGCAAATGTGGTTCTACACGTAGCAAAGCCTACAGACCAAAACTGGAAGCAGTTCATGCAAGATGCTACTACGACACCTAAGTATACAAATACTCACATTGATCCAAAGGAAGATGTAGTCAAAGCAATGATTTATCTGAACGATGTGACGACAGACAACGGTGCGTTTCACTACTATAAAGGTTCCAATCGTGAAGAGATCCACCCAGTTCAAAACATATTTGGCAGAGCAATAACAACAGGTTCCTATTGTCATAATCCAGAATCACGCAGAACAGTATTCAAGCTACCTCGCGGATTGAGAGTGTCACATAACTTTGGTCGCCAGGTTCTACCTGGCTCTGCATGGGAATCATTACTAGATCAAAATCTTAAACCAGTAACAAGTGAAGAAGGCAATATCATGGTGTTCGATCCAGGTGCAGGTATCCATCAAGGTGGAATCTGTAAAGAAGGAAACAGACTGGCACTACAGATATTGATGAAATAATGGAATTATCACAAGAAGTATTAGACCGTAGAGTGTTTAACCAGCAGATCTATGAGCTGCATAGTAGAGACTTTATGCTAGGCCAGACCGCGCAATACATTGATCCAATGAAGACTGCAATGGATATTGGTGCAGCTGTTGGTATGTACACATCATTCTGGGCACAGAAAGCTGCACGAGTGCATTCGTATGAAGCTGTTCCAGCAGTGTATAAACAGCTAGAGAAGGTCAAAGAGCGCTTTGATAATGTATCAACATATCGACTAGCTGTAGGTGAAGAGGTAGGCTTTACGACGTTCTATGTTGATGACAAACGTCTTTCTAACAGTGGTTTCACTAATCTTGTCGGGGGACAACCTATTGAGGTTCCCGTGACAACTATCGATGCCCAAGACTTATCAGATGTTGGGTTCATTAAGGTTGATGTTGAAGGACATGAGTTAGCTGTGTTAAGGGGCGGGGTAGAAACTATCGAAAGAGACCGGCCTGTATGTATGGTAGAAGTGTATCCAAAGTTCAATCAAGGACCAGTCGCTGCAACATTTGATTGGTTCTTTGAACGAGATTACAAAGCATTCTATAATGTTCGTGGTGTTGGTCTCACACAGCTATCCGGTACTATTGATGGTGTCAACGTAGCATCTGATGAAGCTATGATTCAGCAACATGATGGTGATTTCTTATTTGTGCCGAGAGAACGCTAATGGCTATGATACTGAAAAATAGTATGTTTATTCACATTCCTAAATGTGGAGGACGGTGGACCAAGCAAATGCTTGAAGACCACACAAGTGCAAGACATGTCGGCGATCCAATATATCAATCACACGACTCGCCAGATTATGATGGTAAAGTGTTCTGTATTGTAAGAGAACCAGCAACATTTGCACACAGTCTATGGCACCATAGAGCCAAGAAGAAAGCTAATAGGTTTGGACATAAGTTCAATTGGCAGGAGTATATCCGCCTAGAGAAGGAGTGTCAGAGCGAAGACTATCTGACGTTTATGAACAACGTAGGAGAGTCAAAAGACGCTGTATGGGACTATTATCAGCATTATGTAGGTAAATATAGTGATGTTTACTATGCTAGAATGGAAAATATGGCGGAAGACCTTGTTGACATTCTAGGCAAGTTGGGGGAAGATCATAATCATAATGCTATCCTTGACTCCAGTAACAGTGTTATTGGTAAAGGAACAAACAACGAAGCTGTAGAGGAATCTCTACGTCTTAAAATTAACAACGCTAATGCAGCATTCTGCAGAACATTTGGGTATCAATTATAATGGGTAAGAAACGGTCTCGCGACTCACAAACTTCAAAAGGACAACGTCCTAACGTAAACAAAAAGATCAGAAATGATATTCGTCGTAACTATATGGATTCATTGGATAGACACGTCAATCAGATGGAAGCCTTTGCAAAAGGTAAACGTGTGATGCTAACTGTCCCTAATCCAAATAAGAATGAGACCAACAAACGATTCATTCGTATTGCAGCAGAAGAATATATGCAGCGTCCAGGAGATAGGTATATTATTAAGTAATGGAAAACCAACCTTATATTAGAGTGTTTACAAAGAATGATTGTCCATTCTGCGTACAAGCAAAACAGCTATTGACAAACAAAGGGTTCAGCTATTCAGAGTTTGTTCTTGGCGAAGACATTGACAAAGAAGACTTTCTGTCACACTTTCCAGATGTTAAAACTGTTCCGTATATCATTGTAGGTAACAACCATGTGGGTGGTTATAAACAATTAGTAGAATTCTTTGGAGAAGATTTATAATGGCAAAATTGAATATTATTGATGAGGCAGTGAATGAAGCTAAGGCTGTCTTAGATGATGCATTAGAAGATGGTGAGTTTGCTATTGAGACTAATGAATTAAACGAGAATGCTAATGGTGGCACGGAGATGATGCAACGTGCTCTTGCTGCTCGTGTGGATCCTAAACTGTTAGAACAGTACCAGATTATCCCTACTCGTGTGCGCGACATTGATCCAGATAAGAAGACTCTTCTCTGGTTACATGATATGTTTAACGATCCAGAAGTACAACATCTGAAAGATGGTGGATGGGAAAAGTTTGACAAACTAATCTATGTATCACATTGGCAGAAGTCAACATTTGAGTTGGGTCTAGGCATTCCTCCTTCAGCTGGTCTTGTTATGCAGAATGCAATTGAGCCTTTTGATGATGCAGATAAGCCTAAAGACAGAATTAATATCATCTATCATACAACACCACATCGTGGTCTTGAGTTGTTATGGCCAGTATATGAAGCCTTGTCTAAAGAGTATGGTGATAAGATCCATCTCGATGTGTTCTCATCGTTTGAGGCATATGGATGGCCGCAACGTGATGAGCCTTTTCAAGAGCTGTTCCAACAGTTGAAGGACCATGAGCACATTACATATCATGGTTATCAACCCAACGAAGTTGTTCGCGAAGCTCTGCAGAAGGCACATATCTTTGCTTATCCATCTATTTGGACAGAAACATCATGTATTGCTGCTATTGAAGCTATGGCAGCAGGGTGTCTTACAGTCACCTCATCTCTAGGTGCTCTACCAGAGACCTGTGCTAACTTTGCATGGATGACTAGCTTCGATGAGTCTGCTAACCGTCATGCTAACATGCATTATGGTTTGCTCAAAGCGGCTATTGATGGCTTCTGGAATGAGGATGTGCAGACTAATCTCTACAATCAAAGAGCATATTTTAACCTATGGTACAACTGGCAGTTTCGTCAACGCCAGTGGGAAGGACTACTAAATGGCTTACTTACCCAGTAAACAACAGATTGAAGCATATAAAAATAAGCAGAAAATTGATTTATCATTATCAAAGATTATTCCACCAGCTGATGAGTTTAAACGTGCAGAAATGTATCGTGAGGCAGATCGCATTGAGAAGAATGTAAACTCTTGGTCAAAATGGGATCTAAAAAAGGCATACGAAGATTCACTTGAGTGTATTGAGCTGTTGGAAGAAGAAGTTAATGGCCCAGCATTTGATGTGTTGCAGCGTATCAAACTAAACTTGAAAGTATTTGAAAGTGAAAAAGCGTAATCTTACGGACGAACAAAAGGCAGCAGCAGCTGAACGTCTTAGGGTAGCCAGGGAAAAGCGTCAAGCTGAACGTGGTATGCCTCAGAATGTCTGCCCTGATGTCTGGAATCGTCCAGATGATTATTACTTGTCATACAACAAAGTAAAACATTGGATCAAAGTGAACAAAGAGCAGCTGCCAATCTTGAGACGAGCAGTTAGACAGAATGTCAAAGGTTCAATAGCGGAGTTAGCTAGTGTTTCGGCATATATTAGACATTGTGAGTGGTATATTCGCACAGGTGACTGGATTGACAACTTCTACGGAGAAAGTCAAGAGCATAAAATCACATGGAAAACCACAAAGGAAGCCTATGATGAAGATGGTTGCATCAAGCAATAGCATAAATACTGGTATGTCGAATGTTATACAGTTCCCGACAGGCGCTATAAAAACCACGAATCCACGTCTAACAGATGCAGATCGAGATATGCTTTTACTCAAAGAGAAGATATCTCAGGTAGAAGCTGCACTTGAATATGTAACAACTGAAGCTGTTAGTATGGTTCATAGACTTGGTTTTGATATCACAAAAGAAGACTATATCAAAGATGTCACGATGATAGTTGACTCTATTAGAGGACTAATGTATCGTGCAAGTGATTTAGACTATCCAATTCATAACTGGGTCGATAAGAATTATATAATCTCTCCTGACAAACAGTTTGCATATAATCCTATGTGGTTTACAGAAGATGGTGAAGTTACTGTTGGTAAAGACTCACGTTATGCTACAGTAGATGATGACGGTAACTTTGTAGAAACAGATAAAGACGGAAATCCCTTAGAAGACAAATAATGGCTATATTATTAGATTATTCCCAAGTTGCTATCAGTAGTATCATGGGGCAAGTGAACAGTAGACATTTTGATGGAGAGGTCAACATTGACCTGATTCGTCATATGATACTCAATGGCATCAGACATTACAACGTAACATTTGGTGAGAAATATGGTAGCATTGTAATATGCTGCGATGATAGAAACTATTGGCGGAAGGAGATCTTTCCTTACTACAAAGCCAATAGGAAGGCTGATCGTGAGGCTTCTGACTACGATTGGAAGACAATCTTCGAAGCTCTTGAGACAGTTAAGTCTGAGTTGAAAGAACACTTTCCATACAAAGTTATCCAGATTGAAAGAGCAGAGGCTGACGATATCATTGGTACGATTGTAAAGTATCATGCAAGTCCGCTTGAAGGTGGTTTTGAGTTTGAACCTACTGTGATTGTATCTGGCGATAAAGACTTTATTCAGCTACACAAGTGGGGAGATACTGCTCAATGGTCTCCAGTACAGTCAAAATGGGTCCGTGGTAATCCAGATAAATACCTTCGTGAACATATCTTAAAAGGTGATCGTGGTGATGGCATTCCTAATATCTTGTCCAAAGATGACACATTTGTCAACGGTGGACGCCAAACTCCTCTTCGCCAGAAAAAGATAGATGAGATCTTAGCTGATCTTGATGAAGGCGAGCTGTTGTATGCAGCTTCCTGGTATAGTGGTTATTGCAGGAATGAACAATTGATTAATTTGGAAATGATTCCATCAGAGATTAGACAACAAGTAATCAGTGAATACAGAAACGCTAGATCAGG